TCACATCTTACGAAGCGGGGGATCGGCTTGAAGTGAACTTGCCACCGCTGTCACCAGCTCGTCCATCGACCACGGCTTTTCCAAGTACGTTGTAGAGGGCGGTACGATGGTAGGATCCAATGAGTATCCCGAGGTAAGAATCGTGGCAGTGTTAGGCCATCTCGCCTTCACCACCGTGATAAAATCCGAACCTTTGAGCTTGCCGGGCAAACCGTGATCTGCGATCACCAGTGGGTACGTGCGCGGCGTGCTGAGCATATGAATTAAAGCACCATCAGCGTTATCAAAGCTCTGCGAGCGCAAACCTATTTCGGACAAAATATCTATCATCAGGCCGCGAAGTATAGAGTCGTCCTCAACGACGATTACCGGCTCAGCCAGATGCCAAGATTTTTCGTAATCCTCATTCATGACATCGTTTCTGACTCGACCAATTCTGCTACAGATTGATGTGTGGAACTTATTATAAGCCTCACTGAAGATTCGGTATTGTTGAGGTGAAATAAGTCCAAAGTCCGCTATTGGCCGGTAGCGGGCGCTTCCAAACGTCCGCTCATGGCCGAAAGCAGCCGCACCGCTACAGTTCGTCGCCTCACCCTCGCCCACCTTTCTCGCCTAGATTACTGTACGCGCATACAGTATTTGTACAGCGAACCCCGCAGCATGAATTTCGACCAGGCAAAAACCCTACGGCTCCAGCGATGGCGCGCTACTCTCGACGATCAGGACTTCCGTATGCAAAACCCAGAGGGGCATCGGGAAACCCTCCACGAGATGGCAGCTACGCTTCGCGATGAGGGCCTGATCGACCAGCTTGAGCAATTCGACATGAACGAAATGGCAAACGCCGCGTACTGGCACGCCGTCGAGGAGCTGCAGAACTCGCCCGGGCACTACCGCGGCGCCTCTACCTATGATGTCGTTCAGATCGACAACGGGAATCTGCTGGGCACCATCAGCCGGTCAATCTTCAACTTCGAAAGCGATGAACCGCGCGGCGCTTCCTTCGCCTACGACGGCAAGGTCTATTCTGCTGCTGATGGTATGCGGCTGACTCTGAATCTTTCTCGGAAAATTGGGCGGATTTCAGGCTTGGTGCTGGAAATGAATGGCCGCCGATATCAGTTGGTAGAGACCGAACGAATGATCGATGGCGTAACGCACCGACCACTATCCGATGCCGATGCTTACCGGGCGCTTATAGATGCAGCACAGGTCGCTCAGGAGGAGCGGAATCTACGCGCTTTTGAAAAAGTGCGACCTCACATTGAATCGGCAGCTTTCTGTATTTGCCCGGATTGTCTCGACAACTTTAGTGCGCGGGATGACTGCTCGACCTGCGCCGGAAAGGGGTTTGTGACAAAGCTAGCTCCTGCAGGTCCACGCTGAAGAAGCCGTGCTAGGAATTGGCGGCCTGACCAATAAAGCATTGATTAACTACGTGCCAGCGTTTTCAGGCGCTCCACCAGTGCGGCTTCGAAAATGATGTACAGCCTTTCAGCATCGCCGGCGCGCAGAGCCCCGCCGGTGTCCAGCCCAAGCACGAAGCCATCCGCTCGTGCTCCCGCCTTTACAGCGATGATCATCGAATCAGCTCGGACAATTTGCGCCAGCAGCCGATCCGCTTCTCTCTGCATCTTCTCGCTCAGCACTACGCCTTCCAATTCAGCCACCTATTACCTTCACTACGACATCCAATACATCACGGAAAGAACGACTGAAACCCAAATAATCGTCATCAAAATTGAGTAGCCCGCCAGTTGCTTGTCCATGTTCACCATTCATCCAGTCCGAGTCTAAATGATGGTTCACGGCTTGCGACCTCGCAAGAATGGCGCGGCGCCATCACTGCTGCAGACTCTTCACATACGCCTGGCAAGCCTGCAGCGCGATCAGTCCGCGGTCGCCGGTGTCGGTGATTGCGACAATTCTTTGAGCATGCGCCGGGTCAAGTCGGGCGCGTACGACTGCATGATCCACGCCGCCGGCGCCGGGGGCGGCAGGCACTGAACAGCCACCGGCTGAACCCGTGTCGAGGAGGACTGACAGCCGCAGATCAGAAGTGGCAAGGCGATCGCGCAGGCGATCTTGATTCTTTTGGGCATCAGTCATTTTCTCGAAGTGTGCTTGCTCGCTGGTCGCCAGCCTCTGCTCGAGCGCTCGGCGCTTATCCTGCTCGGCCTGCTGTGATGTAGCGGCAGCTTGGGTGAGTTGATTGAAGTCTTCAGTGTGCAACCGGGATTGCTCGGCCAACTGTTTGTCGTAGCGCCAGTCCTGAAGCTGCCAGGCGCTGCCGAAGCCGGCGAGAACCAACACCAGCACGCCTAACGCTTTCCAAGGAACGACCATCACGGCACATCCTTGAAGAAGACGTGCCCGCCCAGCTTGAGCGTCTGCTTGGCCTTCGCCGACCATGCCGGCGCCTTGATACTGGTGGCGTAGTAATGCGTGGCACCGCCGGTTGGATCCTGCACCTTTCCGTCGATTACCTGGTCAGCAACGATCCGGCACTGCGCCAGCTCACGAAACGGAATCTGCTTCACGCCGATCAGGAACTGATAGTTCGGGTCGGTCTTGTTCCAGCAACTGAACTGATAGGGCTTCTGGCAGACGCCGGCATAGCCCTCGCCCCACCATGAATTGGTCTTGCCGTCATTCACTCGGTTGCGGATCGCCCAGGCAACGGCGATCTGGCCGGGCGTTCCTTCTCCGCGAGCCTCACCCCACAGTGTGCGAGCAAGGGTGGAGCGGTCTTTCTCGGTTGCAGTCATCACTTTTCTCCAGGCAAAAAAATACCCGCTCGATGGCGGGCTGCGTAATGCAGGCTTGAATCACTTCGTTAAACGGCGCCGAACTCCTCTGGCGCGGCGACGATCACGGGGGTGGGAGGCTCAGCCGGCCAAACCGGTGCGGCATACCAAGTCGGCTGCACAGTCACCTTGCCCAGCGCGAACTTGTACGTTTTCCACGCCTTATGGTTGAGCAGCAATGCAGCCTGTTCGGCTTCGTCCTCTGCGGTTGCCTCGCCGATATCGATGCCGAAACCGATCGTATTGATTCGGTCTTGAATGCGGCTGATCTGAGCGACGGACTTCGAGTTTTTTACGGACAGTTCCGCTTTGGCGGAGGCCAACTGCTCCGCCTGCGCGGCGGCGTTCTTCATGGCTTTGGTAATGAGTTTGGTCCAGTCGATACTCATGACCGCTCCTCGATGATCGCCTGATCGTTGATGACGGGCAGCGCCGGCGGAAAAGCAATTTCGCCATCTGGAACATTTTCCATTGGCAGAGGAAAAGCCTGCTCGGGACTGAAGTTTCGCGGGATCGGGAAAAGCAACGTCAGGATCAGCTCGCCATCTTGCTTTTCGACATCGGCCGGAAACCATGGGGAGTTGATCGCCTCGGCCGGCAATGTATCGCCATCCCCCATGGGGGAGAAATCGAACAGTTCTCCGTTGATGATCAATGAATCGCCCGATTTTGTGGCGACAATTTCCTGCTCGCTGCGTACTGGGGACAGATGAATTTTCATTAGAACCACCGACCGTAGGCTATGCGATGAAGCGTCAATGACAGCGAGGAAACTTGCACCTGGCTGAAGGGGTAAACAGCAGACCAGAGTGAGCTTGTGCTGACCCCGGTAGTTGCCGCCCACACTTGGCCGGTACTTGGCTCAAAGTACTGATTGGTGGCCGGAACACCGACGAATGCGGCTGGATAGACCTGCGACGGTGCCGGGGAACCATTGAACACCGCGCCAGCGACCGCAAGGATGCTGGTAGATGCGTAAACGGTCGACGAGCGACAGATCATCGTGCCGTCTGCGAACTTCGTGAATGTGCCGTTGGCTGTCGTACTCGTCTCAATAATCGAACCCGTTGGCACGCCTGAAGACTGGCTTACCGTGCCAACGATCGCAGCGACAGCTGCTGCCCCAAGACCAAGGCCCGTACGAGCAGCCGCTTGAGTTTTGCCACCAGTCCCCCCCATGGTGACGGGGACAGCAGTGGTTAGCGCGGTGAGTGAGGTAATGTCGTCGTTCGCGCCAGATTTGGCAGCCACCAATGTGGCCCGAGCGGCTGGTGCGTCCGCGTCATTCAGCAATCCTTGGACAAACACAGACAGGTCGACGATGCCGGTACCGCCCTTGCTGGCCGGCAATATTTCGTAGTTGCCAGTGGTACCGAGCAAAGCCAACTTATCGCCGTAATCTTTGAGGATTGCGCGCACCTGGTCGGACAGGTCCTTCTGATAGCCCTGCACCGGCATGATGGAGTAGAAGCCGCCGGCCGCTGTTGGGCCTTCGTAGTTCGGCGATATCGACAACGCGGTGTTGCTGGCGATATTGGTCACTTCGTACCAGCGTCCGTCCGGCCCGCGAAACCCATCGCCGACCCGACTGTTCGCAATAAAGGCAGTGCCTGAGCCAATCACCGCGTTGGAATTTTGGGTAACAGAGACCGTTCCCGCCTTGTACCAGGGCATGGCTGCATCCTATTGAGAGTATTTTTAAACGGCTTGCTTTGCGAAAACCGCAGGAAGGAAAAAATTGAAGGGGTTATTTGCCGCGACCGTGACGGCGTAAAGGGTTCCAGTTGAAAAGTCCCAGGTGCTGTACAGCTGCCGACTGATACCGCCGCCTGACGTCATGTTCATGCCGAAGGTGTTGATCAACATGAATTCGTTCTGCGGAAAATTGAAAGGGACCGAGTAATAGTTACGGTATAAACCCTGCTCCGTTAATTCCGATCGAATGTAGTTCCAGTTTTGGAAGCAGCGCGTGAAGCTGGCGTTCGGCGTGCCGGAGTCAAACAGCATCCTCCCGGCGCCATCCCACAGGCGCATTCCATATTGAGCAACGGCTTGAGCTGCGAACGCAGCAACGAAGTATCGGCCGTTCGGCTGAGCGGTTGCCGTACTGTACGCACGGACGTAGAACCCAACCCAATTACCAGCAGACCCGACCAGGCGCATCAAGCAAAGACCAGCAATACCCGCAACGGTGTCTGGTCGGACAAACACTAGAGGTGGCTCTTGTGAGGTCACCGGTCTATCGAAATAGGTGGTTGATCCCATGCCACCTTCTTCTGTTGGTGCATACCGGCCGCTGGATATAACCATCAACCGCGCGAACTCTGAGTCGATGGTGACGACGTTGCTATTGTTGGTGAACTGTAAACCGTAGGCCATCAGTTGAACCTCATGACGATCAACCTCATCGTGCCCGTTGCGACGGTACTCGCGGCGTACCCTCGCGTGTGGTTGTAAACCCGGGCGATGTTGTCGACCAGTTCGGTTTCGAACTGCATCTGCTGGTCGGTGTAGGCGCCAATCGGAACAACAATTGCGGCGCCGTTTCCGGGGCCGACTCCCGGTACCGAAAAATCCTGATTCGATTTCCCGGCGCCGAAAGTCACCAGCGTCGATAGCACCACTCGGATGGTGAAAGAGTTCTCATCAATCTGAAGCACACCATCAGCGCCCCAGATCCGCATTCCATATGCCATTTATTACCCCAGATATCCGAGTCGAACACGCAACGCGTTGTTGGCGTCGTAGACCGAGACGTTCAGTGAATTAATCACCAGACGACCTTGGCCGGGAACGATGCCGTTGATTTCAAGTGTGCCGTCTTTGTTCAGGATCCAGCCTTGCTGGCCGGCGATGTAGTTGGTGGAGCTGATGTAGCTACCGATCTTGGCGTTGGTGATCGTGCCATCAGCGATGAACGCCGAGTTTATGAACACCTGGCCACCCTGAACCGCAAACGGCACCGAGATGGCACCGCCGGCGATGGTGTTGACGATGGCGAATCGATCGGCGCTGACCAGGAACTGGCTTTGCAGCCCGGCACCGATGTTTTCGATCCCGAGGCCGATACCTGCTGCGACATACTGACCATTCGCCGTAACCTGCATTTTTACCGACCACATCGTGCTCAGCTTGCCAGCCGTGTCCGCATAAGCTGTGGACGTCTGCTGAATGGCCGCGGAGTTTTGCCCGACGGAAACATTCAACTGATCGATCTTCGTAGCGGTCACCGATTCGTTTGTGGCCACCACCTCTTCAAGCTCGGTGATGTTCGCCGCGTTCTCCCCGATTTTCGCGTCGAAGGTCGTTACGCGTCTTGCCATTGCCTCGTTCTCAGAGGCGCGAACCTTCGATTCTGATGCGATCGACGCGGTACTGGTGTAGCTCTTGATCGCGTCCGCGAGATCGCCAGCGCCGTCATCATCTCGGGACGAAGCCCGTAGAGCCTCGAACGCTGTCGCTTGCGCTGTTACCACTCCGTCGAGCTCAGTGATTTCGGTAGTGTTTGTCGCCACCTGCTGGGCAAGCCCGTTGGCGGTTTGCACGGTCTGACCCACGTCGAGCCAGTAAGCAGGATTCGGCGGCGGCGTATCGATTGGTACTGGACCAATGGCTTGATAGATCCGCTTGCCGACGACCACAAGGTCGTATTCCTCATAGGTCGCTTCCGGGTCGTAACCCTTTAGGCTGTTGAGCGCATCGATCTGCGCCTGAAGGCCTGGAATCTGATTGATCTTATCGACGATATCTTGGCCAAGCTCTGTCTCGCCGACTTGATGTGCAATCAGCTCCAATATTGCCGATGCGTCAGAACTCGATTGTCCTTGCACACCCATGCCGATCGGATACCAAGGCCCGATGTTGCCGATCTTGTCTACGATCCGCCCCCAGAAGTAGAACGTCACGCCGGCGCGCAGGCCAAGCATGGAGAAATCACTCTGCGGGTAAGCCAGGTCGGTCAGTTTGGTAGCGGCTTCCAGCACGGTCGTCGGACCGTGCCAGATCTCCGTGCGCTGGCTGTCCTCTGCACCTGGTGGGAAACCCCACTTCAGATAGATGCCGAACAGCAGCGGCGTGGCAGTCAGGTAGCTGAGCGCCGGTGGCAGACCCTGTTTGCCTTTAAGATTGGTCAGGATCGAATTTCGCCAGATTGACGTGATGTCGAAGGCGCTAACCGCGCGGACACGGGCCACATAGGCGCCGGCGTAGATCCCGACCACGTCGACGTTGGTCATGCCGGTGCGCTGCAGCTTGATCCAGTTGCCGCTGTCCTTGCGCCATTCGATGTCATATCCGACAGCACCATCCACGGCGGGCCAGCTGATGGTCATTGTGGCCACGGCCATCCCTTGTACGACGGCCGAAGTTGAAACAACCGTGACGCTCGCCGGTGCAGGAACGACGGTAATCGGAATCACGCTGATCGGGCGCTCTTCAAGCCGAGCGCCGGTGTCGATGTAGGCAAACTTGCTCGGGTCGTATTGCAGCGCGCTGATTTCGAAGTCGCCTTCGGGGGTGCGCCTGGTACGCAGCACGCGGTACAGCGGGATCGCCAAATCGTCGGCATCGAGCGCCCATTGCAACTGCGCGATCGGTGGTTCACTGTAGTTCGTGGTAACGGTCACGTCGCGCCCGATAACCTTCTGCACGGTGCGACCTTCTGCGCGGCCGCCCGGCAGGTTGATGATCAACCGATCACCGACCTTGGCCTGGGTGTCACGGTCGAGCGTCACCACGCGGCCAGACGCGGCCGAGATGCGCCCCCCTACCTCCCGCCCCGCCAGCAGGGAATCAGCCACCGGAATGATGTGTCCTGGCAGAGGGATTACGCCTTCCATGCCGGTCTTGAACGACACGGTGCGATCTTGGTTGTTGCTCAAGATCGCCCACTTACCGCGCCGCTGCGCCTCAGATGCGCGTGTGCAGCCAATGGCGCTCAGCTCGGTCGGGCGATCACCGTAACGGCGTTGCAGTTCGAGGTCGGCGAACGGAATGACGTCGGTGTCGTAGTTGTTCGCCGGATTGTCGTAGCTGACCAGCGCACGGGTATAGCGTGTTTTCGCCGAGGCGCTGCCATACGAAAACTTGCCGTCGATGACGTTCGCGCGGGTGAAGACATAGTCGAAGTCCTGCGCGCGCGGCATGTCGGCCTGCATCACAAGCTGGCCCTGAGCCCAATAGGTCATACCACGGTAAATGCCGGCGATATCGCGCAGCAGTGACCAGGCATCGGCCTTGCCTTGCAGGTTCATATCACACAAGAAACGCGGCTCGACGCCATTCAATCCATTCGGCACCAATTGGTCGCAGTACTGCGCGATCCGGTAAAGCTCCCACTTATCGACCATGAATGGCTTGATGCGCTTGCCCAAGCCGAACATATCGTTGGTGCACACGCCGTAGGTGATCCAAGCCGGGTTATTGGTCCAGGCCGACTTCATCGAGCCATCCCACGTCCCGGTATAAGTGCGCAGGATCGGATCGTAGTTGCTCGGCACCATCCAGCGGCGCGCTTTGCACTTAACGGTCACAGCGGGGATGTTGGTGAACTGCTCGGCGTCAAATTCGATGTAGAGCAGTACGGTATTCGGGTAGCGCAGCTTGGCGTCGATGACTTCTGTGTAGCCGGCCACCAGCATGGTGTCGGCGATCTTGTTGCTGTTCTGGTTCGGCGTCAGGCGGCGCACGCGGATCTGCCAGCCGGTTGTGGCGTCCGGCAGATCGATGCGGCGAGAGCGCTCATAGCGCGTGGTGGTCTTACCATCAACGGCGTCCACCAGCACCTGCTGATAGGCTCCCCCATCGGTGGCCACGTCGATGGCGTATTCGATGCGATAGCCACCGACGTTGCCTTCATCGTCGGCACGCTGCAGGGCCGGCCACGCCAGGCGCATGCGCACGGCCGAAAGCTGGGTATTGGTGATGGAGCGCACCCACGCCGCATCGCTGCGCAGCTCGATATTCAGCGACGTCTCGTTCTCCACCGAGGGAATGCCTGGGACGTATGCCTGATCGACCGAGCCCGGACGCCAGTCCCACTTCACGCCAGGAAAGTTGTAGTTGCCGCTGGCATCGCGGATCGGCGTGTTGTCCAGATAGATGTCGTACTCGGTCGGAACCGCGTCGAACTCGCCCTCGCCCACCGCGATGAGCAACTTTGCCAAGTTGGTCGAGCGCAGGCTATCGCTGGCTTCGACTGGCGACTTCGGCTTGCTGCTACCGCCCTTCTCGCCGTGAATATCGATCTGTGCCGCTGCGCCCATGCTTTCCTCCAGGCATAAAAAAACCCGCCGAAGCGGGTGATGGTAATTAATTACTCTTTATGAGAATTTCGATTTGTCTTGACTCAACACGATAATAGTTTGCTACGGCATCTCGAGCTTCAGAAAGATCCAATGCTAAAACGTTTTTGATATCAGGATCTTCTACGGGCGCGTTAAAAGAGAAGAAATGCCCATTAATCGTGAAAAGGTCGGCATCCGACAGATTTCGATTACACAATTTTTTGAGATCAGCTGCATGAGATCCGAAGCCTCTTCCTCTACCGAAATTAAAAATCCAACGCCGTCCGTGGATATTATTTTGAACCTGTCTCACATCACTCCAGCGATTTACTTCTCCAAGCCAAAAGCCAGATTCATCAGAAAAAAGTAAGTACGCAATGGAATCTATGGAAACATCCGGAATTGGCTCGCACTCATAAGACCACGTCGCCTCAAACTTATTTTCTACCTCAACGAAATGAACGACTTTATTCATCACCTATCAATCCCTAGCTAAATCCAGATAATGTCATAAAGCCATTCAGAATTCAGATTTTGTCTTCCGCCAAGATCGAGGCCGAGATGATCATCCCGCCCCACCGGCGTTCACCGATGCAGATCGGCACCGGGTTTCCGCTGGCGGTGGTGTTCTTGGCGCTGCCGAAGGCATAGGACGGGGAGTTTTCGGGGGATGCGCTTTGCTTCAGGCCTGAGGCTTGGGGGCTGAGCATCTGAATAACACCACCAGCCGCCAGCCCGACGCCCAATTGCACGGCCCAAGGCTGCCCAAAGTACGATCCGGCCACGACCAGAACCGCACCAATGATGGTTTGAAGCAGGCCCGCTCGCTTGCTTCCGGAAATGACGGGGACAATGCGAATCTCCTGGGCTCCACCAAGGACAAAATCTCTTTCAGCCACGTTTTTCCGGTTTCTGAAAATCGCGAAACACATCCCTCTGCGCTCAAGATCTTTAATGGCGCCTTCGAATCCTTTGATCGTGCACTTCAGTGCCTTGAATGCCTCGCCAACGGACTTGCTGCCAAGTTCGCGGTGGTGAACGCGACCAAACAGCTTGATAAGCGGGCCTGAAAGAAGAATGGTTGTCATGACTGGGTTGTTACTTGTCGTCGCTGCCACAGCTTTCTCCGGTCATAAAAAAACTGCCCTTGGGCGGCTTTGTCATTGCATGGTGGGTGATAGGTCCATGCTCATTGATGAGTCGATGGATATCCTGAATTTCTTGGTGCCACCAGCCTTTATGTTGGCTTCCCGCTCTTTCAAGCCGCTGCCGCATGCTGACGCGCCGATGATGTGCTCGCCGGCGGCAACGTAGAACTTTGCGGTTTCACCAGAACCAATCTCGGCAGCTTTTCGCCCGTCAATGCTCACGAAGGTATTGCAGCCGCCACCAACAAAGCCGGAATCACGGGTAACGATCAAAACAGCGCCATCGGTACCCGGCTTCTGATATGCGAACAGACGCGAGCTCGGCACAGGGTCAGCCTTTCCGGACGGCACCGGTGAAGTCGCACACCCAGCCAACAGCGCTACCGCCAGCGCTCCTACGATCAATTTCATGCAGGTCACTCCTGTGGGAAAGGGTTCAAGATATCACCCTGATAGCTGTGTGGGCATACAGTGTGGACGAAATTCCAGTAACTGGATTGGATCCGACCGTAGTAGCGTTGTGCCTCCCTCGGTATCAGAGCGCAAACATGACAACCCATGTAATTCACTTCACCGGCAATATCCATCAAGGGTCAGCGCTGCAAGTGCAGGATGTTACCTTGCAGGCATTAGCTCAAGGCGCTACCGAGATTCGTTACCATGTAACAACTGACGGTGGCAGCACGATGCTGGGGTTTTGGTTATACAACTTCATTCGCTCTCTCCCGGTGCCTGTGACGATTCACAACACTGGCAATATTGAATCGATGGGGATCATTTTGTTCTTAGCTGCGGACCGACGTATCGCCGCGCCGCACAGTCGTTTCTTGCTACACCCTCTTAATTGGGGGTTTCCTAATGGCTCGAGACTTGACCACGCCAGATTAAATGAACACTCCCTAAGTTTGGATAACGACTTCGACCGCTACGTTAGTATCTTTGACGAGCGAACTGATGGAGCTAATGAACGGGTAGACATACGTGCGTGCCTAAAAAACACAGCGCGAGTTCTTACAGCCGATGACGCACTCAAGGCCAATCTTGCAACTGAAAAGAGTGACGTTGTGTTATCTGCTGACCACATCAAGTGGTGGATAACAGTCTGATTAAAAAAAAAGGATTCCCCAGTCCTTTGCCTGCAAGCCCAAGGACTGGGATTGCGCCAATTTCGGCGCGTTAATGACCTGGAGGTCAATGTGAGTGACTCACCTGTTACAGACATCAATCACGCTATCAATCAAATCAACAACACCTTACTGGCGCTCAGCCATGTTGCAGCCCAGAGCAATCCCAGCTTAGCCCAGGCCTACCTCGGCGCTGCTGTGCTTGCATCGCGCGAGCAAGGGAGCGGAGATAACTTCGTTTATGAGATTTTTCAAAAGGCGCTGCCAGGAAAAGAACTTCCAATCCAGCTTTCGCCTGAAGAGTTCGCAAAAAAGACCAAAGAAATCAATTCTTGATCTGAGCTAAACCGATGGTGGCATCAGCTAAAGCCTTCCGGCTTATGAAAATGCCACCATCTTTCGACAGCATCCAGATTGGCTCCCCATCCGCGCTTCTCGCAGCACTGCGAATGATGCTTTCTACGCGGGCAGCCTTGATTTCGTTCTTCATTTTAATCTCCAGCGGCACTACCGCTTCATGTGGTTTTTTGTGCATCTTTGTGCCTGAGAATCAGGCGCGCTCTATCGTGCCACGGCCCGCCGAAGACAATGACCTCTGACGGCCTGCCATACAGGTGGTGCAGCAGGAACGGTCCGGGACCGAAAGTCGCCGCCTCCTCACCCGGCAGAGCAGGATCAGTGCCGAGAAAGATCCCAGCGTGGTTCGGGTAAACGGTTCGCCCCACTTCCATCACGATCATGTCGCCGCGCTGCGGCTGGTCGACCCGGTAGAAGCCGGCTACCTCGTAGTTCGCTTCGTACAGGCTGGTGTTGTCTTTGCTCTCCCACCAGCCATCGGCGCGTTTGAAGGCTTCGAATTCCAACCCCCACTCGCGTTTGTACCAGTCCGCGCAGACCTGCCAGCAGTCCCAGGCGCCGTGTACAAATGGACGCTTCAGCAGCGGCACCTCGCCAGATGGCATCACTGTCCTCAGATCGCCCTCGGGCCAACTCAGGATGAGCCAAGGAATGGCCGTCGCTTCGCACATGGCGAGGTCGCGCGGTGACGGTCGGCTGGTTGCATCCGGATGCGAGTGCACCACGCCGATCACTTCGCCGATGTCCTCGGCTGCCGCGTACTGCTCGGGATCGATTCGGAACTCTTCGTTCGGCTCGGTCGAGACATTGATGCAGGGGAAGTACAGCTGCTTGCGACCGATCGCCAGCAGAAGCCCGCAGCACTCTTTCGGGTATTCGGCCGCCGCGTGCGCCTGGATCGCATTCAAGATGTGCTTTCGCATGTCAGCTCCGTGCGATCAGGGAAACGGCCGGGAAGCCACCAAACGGCAGCGGGTTGCCTTCGCCGAAGCGCGGAATACAGCCCTTGCCCAGCGTGGCGTCGCATTCATCCAGCTCCGGGTTGTCAGTGACAACTCCGTCCTCGGTCACGTATGGCCCGGTGTATCCGCAGTTCGGCCCGCGATAGCCGCCGGTGAGACACCAATGGCAAAGGGTTGTGGCCTGCCTCCCGATTGATTCATTACCCACATCGCCGGGGCTGGCCAACTCCCAGCTAACAGTCTCCCCGTCCTCGTTCATTTTCTGGTCGATGTACCAGACTTCGATCGTCTCTTGGGTCGGATCTGCCGTCGGATTGCCGACTGGAAAGTTCGTCGAGTCGAGGTAGGTGCCGAGCGTGTGCCGCATCGTCAGCTTGAACTCGAGCAGATCCTCGAACGCCAGGCACAGCGCGGTGATGCGCCCGTTGACGTTGCCCACCGACAGCGTTGGTCGAACCGCAGTGCCGTCACCGTTCGCCTCGATGCCATCGATCTGCATCGGCCAAGCGCTGTATTCGTTGCCTTGCCAGTAGATCGCCTTCGCCGGCAGTTGGTCTGCATTGTCGCCGGCGGCAATCAGTTCGGCCGCCGTGTGCGGAATCGCGTGCCCGTGGAAGCGCAGAACGTCCGCGCCGTAGTCCGTGCCGTCCAATTCAAAGAGCAGCACTTCGCTGCCAGGCTCAAGTATCTGGATGTCACTGATCAGCGGCATGGTTGCCCCTTATGGTTTGAATGCCCGCTCGAACGTGGCGGTGAGTTTGAAGACCCCACCGCCCATTGGTGTAGGAGCGGGATTTTTGCAGGTGAACAGTCCAAGTTCGCCGAGCGGCGTTGTCCAGAGAAACGCTTTTGCCCCGGCGTGCCGGTCGAGGAACGCCATGATCTGCTGCACCTTGGCCTTCTGGCCGGTATAGATGATCGGATAGGAGTCCTCTTTGTTGTTCGGGCCGTCACCGACGTTCTGCGCGTAGCCATTGCCGAACTTCGAGGTGCGCACCCGATAATTGATATCGGGCGTTTCCCCCCGCTCGGTTGGCCAGGTGAATTTCTCTATGGCCATCAGGCCCTCCCATTTGCATTTCGAAAGCTGGTACCGCCCGCGCGCCAAGAGTCGGCGACGGCTCTTTCGGCCACCGCCTGCATCTGCGACTGTAGGTTTCTCGACAGGGCTTGCTGATCGATCTGCATGCCTTCGGAGCTGCGATCCTCGGTCATTACCGTGACCGCTGCATTGATGCTGATCGCAGTGCCCGAGCCTCCGCCGGCAGCGATAACACCCAGCTTGCCGCTGGAAGTCCGGGTCAGCGGCATGATCGCCTCCGGCCCCGCCTCACCCATGACGCCCGCCCGGCCGCCGGCCATGCCGAACGCGGTCGGCGCGCTGACGATGCTGTTGGTGAAGGCGCCGCCGTTGGCGAACATTTGCACGCCCGACGACCAGGCACCACCGAGCGCCTGCGGGAAGTAACTGCTGGAATAACCCGCCGAAGACGCGCCGAGATTCGACGACGTTGCACCCGCTGATCCAGCCGCCAGCCCATTACCGCCACCACCGCCAGTGAAGTAGCTGGTGGCAGCGCCGACTAGACTGCTCAGCAATGCCGAACTGGCCTGACGGGTCGCGATCCGCGCCATGTCCGCGAGAATCGACTTGGTGAAGTCGGCGAACGATAGCTTCCCGGTCATGGCGAAGTTGACGACCGCGTCTTCCATCGAGCTGAAGGCATTGCCGAACAAGGTTTTCGTCTGGCCGGCAATGTTGCTCGCCGAATCCAAGTAGTTAGCCCAGGCCGATGTTGCGCCCTTCGTCCAATCACCCTGTGCCGCCTCCACGTCCGCGTAGTTCTGCCGGATTTGGTCGGTGGCCGCCTTGTTCGCATCGGCGAGAGCCTGCGACTTGCGAGCGAACTCCTCCTCCGACATATTCCGCGATGGGTCGGACTTCTGATTTGCCAGTTCCAGCGACTGCTGCGCAAACCGATCCTGCTGACTGTTCAGTTCGCCACTGAGAGCGTTCTGCCGGTCACCCTGACCAACGCCCAGCACTGCACGCTGGCCGGCAAGCTCAAGGGCTCGCTGCTGCTGACCTAATGCCTGAACGTACGACGTAATCGCCCGCTCCTGCTTGGCAATGCGTCCGGTTTCGTTGGTGGCTAACACTTCAAGCTGGCTGTCCGCGTCCTTCTGCGCCTTGACCATGCCCGCGCGTGCGTCGGCGATCTTCTGGTCCAGCTGGATGCTCTGCGCGGCAGAGGTGGTCTTCTTCGCCTTCGCGACTTCCAGCGCGGCAATCTCCGCCTCGTAAGCCGCAGTCACTTCATCGCGCTCGTTGCCGATCAGCGCTTCGCGCTTCAGGGCGTAGTCGGCCTGAGAAACGAGCCCAGCCTTCTGCGCCGCATCCAGTTCCTTCTGGGCGTTTTTGTATTCCTCGCTGATTGCAGCCAGATTGTTTTTGGCACTGTTGAAGCTGGTCAGATCTACCTGCGAACCGGCTGCCTTCGAATCCTTGAACTTGTCGTTGATGTTGGCCAGGTTCTTGTCGATGGCGGCCTGATTCAGTCGCGGGTCGTTGGGGACGACCTTGCGGATGTCTTCGAGCTGACGCTTGTATTCCTTGACCGCCTCGGTGCGCTTCTGCTCGTTCGTCCACGCTGACTTGGTGAGTGCGTCGACCTTCGCCATTGAAGAGACGGCATCACCTTGAGCTTTCGCCTGCTCTCCTTGCCATTTGGCGATATCGGCTTCTGCCGCTTTCTGGTCCTCTAGCATGTTGAGACGATTTCGCCGAAACTCGATCAGCGCATCCTTGGACTTCTGACTCTGAAACAAGCCATCCATGCTTTCAGCCTGCTGGAGATCATTCCGAGCAGTTTCGATTTCCGCATTGATGTCGCGGCGACCGATGTTCTTCAGTCCATCAGCAGCCCGAGCAACAGCGTTGTAACCCTTCTCCCAGAAACTCAGGTTCTCAAGGATCTTCGGCGTGCGTTGATTGATCGCATCGGCGAACGATTCGGTGGCCAGCTTCACAGCGCCCGCATGGTCGCCTTGTTTTTCCAGCGCGGTGATTTGCGAGTAAACCGATGCGGTTAGGTAGTGGTACTGCTCGTTGAGCGCGGCAGACGCTTTGACTGGGTCATCGGCAAGCTTGGAAAACTCGGCAACTGTCTCGCTTACGGCCTTGCCAGTTGCCTCCTGCATCGACACAGCGGCTTGGGTGATGCCGGTAAAGCTCTCGCCAGCAATCTTCCCGTTACCCGCCAGCAGCGCTAAAACCTCTGCCGCTTGCGCGGTGGTGCCGACCGTAGCGCTAACCTGACGGGCCATTTCGCCCAATTGCCCAGCACTCACACCGGCGTAGTTGCCGGTCAGGATGAGCGATTTGTTGTAGTTGTCCTGCTCTTCGCTGCCCTTGTAGAAGGCGTAGGCCAACACGCCAACCGCCGCAGTGGCTAGCGCAAGCGGCGCCAGCATCGCGAGTAAGCCGGCGGCGCCCTCGCCGGCACCGGCACCCAATTGCGCAACCGCACGTACGCCACTTCCCCAGTCTCCCGAGGACAGCGCATTCCCCAGCTGAACGACGTTTTCCTGTGCCTGGCGAGTGCCGAGGCGCAACTTGTCGAAGCCGGTGGCGGTCTTGTTGAGCTTGTCGTAATCCTTGTCGATCTTGCTGAGGGCGGTGTTGTACTCGTCCTGGCTGATCCGGCCGGCATCCAGATGTTTGCCTAATTGTTCGACTTGGGAATCCAACTTCGAGAGGGCAGCGCGGGCCGGGTCAATAGCGCCCAGCAGGCTGTTGAGTGCCTTCTGTTCATCCATGGCTGACTTGGCCAGGGCTACCTGCTGCTTGTCGAGCTGCGCCGAGATCTTCGCGGCCTCAGCTTCGCCATAAGCTCCGGTCTTGGTCAACTTTGCCAACGCATCGCGCTGTCGGGCAAGGTCCTGCGTGGTCTTGGCGCTGGTAGAAAGCGACTTCTCCAGCGCCTGCATTTCGTTCATCAGCGAAACGGCGGACTGCTCGGCCCGGCCGCCGGCTTTCGCCATTTCATCCAGGCTCGTTTTGGCCTCGATTGCATCGGCCGAGTCGATCTTGACGCCGAGTTCTGCAATGTTCATCGACTCACCTTGAATAAGTGCCCGTGATTACGGGCTGTTTTCCCTTTCCTCCGCCATCACGCGCAGGGCCTCGCCTTCCAGCACTTGAAGGTCAGGAAAGATTTCAGCGAGTTTCTTTTTCTTGATGCCGAGGAACCCGGCGACGCCGCGAATGCAGTTGTAATCGAGACCGATAGCGCCACCGGTGCCGACCCGCCACTGCGTGGACATTCGGTTGAACAGGAGGAAAGCCGGCCAGTTGCATGGCCAGACCTCTGTTTCCTCTTCCAGATCACCAGGCGCGAGGCCGAACATACTCATCAGCTCAACCGGCGCCGCGGGCGCATACAAGGCGCGCGCGGCATCTGTCAGTTTCCCAGGCGGGCCTGGTTGTATGCGCCCTGATAGGCTTCGACTACCGCTTCGGTTGCGCCTTGGCACGACTTCACCAGAGCGGTGATGCTCTTTTCATCGAACTTATCGTCGAAGGCCCAGCCAGCCACCAGATCCTTGATTTGCCGAACCTGCTGGGCTGCATCAGCAGCAACCACTTCAGAAAGCGATGGTTGATCCCCGAGCGCGGCCAAGGCTTCCTTGCGATTCTGGTTCCACTCATCGAAAAGAGCGGCCAGTTCCAGCCGGTCGCGATACTTGAACGTGAACTCGATCTTTTCGGGCGCGCTGCCAACGATCGGGATCAGCACCATTGCTTGGAACGTCGGGTTCTGGGCGATTCGAATTTTTGCCATCGGTTACACCACCGCGGTCAGGTAGCGGGTCGGCTCAGCCTGAAGCGCCAGGTTCACAGTGCGAGTCAGCAGGTTGTTGCGGGACACTGCTGGCTGTTTGGAGAACGATGTGTAAGCGCCGTAGAGCAGCGTGTCATTACCCGGCAGGTTCAGGCGCGCAGCCTCAACCTGCTTGCCAGCATCAGCCTTCATCAGCACCTTGTTGAAGTCCTGAGCAGGGTCATCCGCCAGGGTCAGCACCATGCTGGCTGCGGATTTGTCGGTCGGAATTTGCTTGCCCTGATCATCCTCGAGGAAAACCACGTCGAGGTAGTTCTGTTCACCGCCGGAGAAGGCAACGTCGGAGATTTGCGGAATCTGAACCCAGGTCAAAACCTTGCGCATGGTGCCCGCACCGCCACCGGCCGGAAATATCTGGGTGTCGGTGGTGTCGAGGCCTTCCAGCGTGATTGCCGTGGCGGTCGCCGCTTTGATACGCACCACCTTGCTGTCCAGCTTGCTCCAGCCTGAAGTCAGCAACACGATATCGCCGGCGGTCAGCGTACCGCCCACGACAGTTGCTACCGCTTCAGTGGCGTTGGTGATGGAAGCGAACGCCAGTGCGGCGGCATAGGTTGCAGCGTGCTGGAAAGTGCCGCCGTTCGGGATCTTGTAGCCCATGGGTATTTCCTCTTTGCAGATATGAAAAAACCCGCTCATTGGCGGGTTTCGTAGGATTGCCCAATGGGCGGGATCAGTTGGTGTCGGCTCGATAGGAGAACGAGACAGGGACGGTGTACGCGGAATCGCCGGTGATGCCGGGCCCTTGGTCGACTGGCGACATAGTCACCACAGTGACTGCTCCTTTCGTGTCCCGAGAGTACAGAGGGAACAGGCCCGTCAACTCATCGACGATCGGATTCGTCTTCGTTTTTCCGGTGCCGGCCGGCGCAATAACGCTTACCTGAAACACGCCGGTGAACAGCCGATGATCGCCGCCGAGTGTGTTGCTCGCGGTATCGCCCGGGATCGTGAACGCTCGCAGATAGGTTTCATCCGCTACCGGCGTATAGGCCATGTTCTCGAAGACGATCTTCAGCTTCTGCGGCCTGGCATTGTTCCAAGCGATGAGCTTTGCCTCGTAGATAGAGGCGATGATCGAGTGACTCATACCTGATTATTCCTGATGGCCTCCTGCACGATTTGCTGGAAGCGAGCCACGGTTACCCGAACCATGCCGCCGGGGGCCTGATTGGAATGGCCGAACTCCAGAGGGATCGCATAGGGCAAGTTGTTGATGATGTAGGCCATCTGGCCGGCGGTGAAGTCGCTCATTGCGGCGACCAGTGCGGCGGTGGTTTCGGCGCCGCTCGGGTCTACCTCGTCGAAGGTGACACTCTCGACAACGCCGAGAGAGGTGTGCCAGTTCGCGCGAAAGCGGCCGCCGACGTAGCCTTCAGGTGCCTTGATGTCCATGCCATCGTTGAGCTTGCGGCCCTTCTTGAGCCTGCCTCCCTTGGTGAGGTTGGCCGGGTCGCTGCGCAGCGCGCTGTTGTGGTCGTCGACAGCCTTGTTGTACTGGGTCGCTACAGCGTTCTGCGCCCAGATCTCCGGGTTACCTACGGGAGACATGCGGATCAGGCTACTGCCGACCTCGATGATGATCTCGCGCACACTCGCGTCGATGGCTTCGCTGGTCTGGGCTGCAAACTCGGCAAGGCTCAGCGCAAAGCTACCGGACTGGCCGGCCCCCGCCCGGCTCATGACCGCACCTGCAATTCGTAGAGAATCGGCGTGCCGGCGGGACTCACCTCTTTCAACGGCGGCACGATGGACCAGGTGCGTCCTTGGATGATCACTTTGTTCAGCAGGTCTGGCACCCACTCTAACCCCTGCGCGGCGATCTTCAGTTTCTTGTCGCCCTGCTTGATTAGGCTGTTGTTCTGGAATTCCTGACCGGTGAAGTCGAGCAGGATGCCTTGGGCGGTCTGCTCGATGGTGGCGCCCGGTGAATCCCCACCTGTTTCAGGATCGTACTCGCCCGGCTCCGTCTTGCTGATGGTCACGGGCTGGCCGAACTCTGTGATCATCTCCAGAGCCATCATGGCCATTTCGTCATAGAAGGCCATGTCGGTTGCTCCCTTGAAAAAGTATTTGTCGCACCAATATTGATGGTCCACACAGCACAGGAGTCGCTTATGAGCATCACATCGCAGGAAGGACATGATTTCTGGAGAGAAAGGGCTCGGCGCTACGTACACGCGAAGTTTCCTGAAAGCATGACCAACCCTGAGCAGTTGAGATTTGCGATCGCCAACGTAGGCTCGGAATATATGGTTGATGTGCTATTCGATGAGTTGTTAGAAAAGAAGGATGTGAAAGCAAAGTGGGCCAATCGAAAAATGATTACTGCTGCAGTCGACAGCCTTCTATTCGAAACCAATATTACGCACGGATAGCGAACAGCCCGCGCTTCTGTAGGTAGTCAGCAAACTGCGTGGCGCTCGGTCTATCCGGCGCCGCCGGCAAAAGTCGGCCGCTGGTATTCGGGATCGCCGCGTACTCGCGAGTTACCGCACCTTCGACACGCTCCATCGTCACCGCGCCTTTACGCTTCTCTACCGGATCGATATCGTCCTGATGAATCTCGGCCGCCAGAGCCATCTGTCCATACTGGATGCGCGCCGGCAGGTAGTTGTCAGGCTTGATTTCGTAGTCCAACTCAACGCCTCGGCGCGGCCAGGACAGGGCCTGTTCGCTGTTGGACTTTCGCCCCTTCCACGTCATGCCATCCATTGCCAGCGCGGCCCGGCGAAGCAGCGCTTCCTGTGCTGGCACATCTGCCGGGATGACCACGCCGAACTTCACGGCGTACATAGCCAGGTCCTCGGCGGATGCATAGCTTTCGGCGTCAGGCTTGCCGGTACCGTCCTCAATGATGAGAGTCATGAATCAGCTCGCTATGGGGTTCTCGATCGGGTGCCGCTTTGGCGGCACCCGGATTATTACGCCTGCTGAAGATCAGCAACTGCCTTTTCCAGTGATTCTACCGAAGCATTCGCTCGATACGGCACATTGGCAGCGTCGAGTTGTGCTTTGAGGTTCGCGATCTTCTCGGCATTGTCGACCGGCTCCGCAGCAGCCTTGAGGCGTGCAACTTCAGCGCGGAGAGATTCAACCTCGCCCGCCAAGTTGTCACGTTCACCCGTAAGGGATTCGAAACCCTCATGAATGGCTTTCAGCGCGCCGAACAAGCGGATTGGCAGTTCGCCGGCGCCAGGGTGTTCCAGTTCAGTCAGGCCTTCGGCGGCGTCGATCAGCAACACGATGCCGTCACGCTCAGCGCGGAGCATGTCGTTGTCCTGCTCCAGGCTTGCGATGGGGTCGGCACGATCCGAATTAACCGATTCGCTGATCAAAGGCTTCAACACCGAGACTTCGACGCCCTGCGCCTCATAGGCGTCGACCACCTTCGGCCAGTCGCCAATCACGACCGCATGGGTCACACCCGCTTCAGGCCGATCAAAGTGCGCTGGATTGCGGTAACGCTTTTCCGGATCGAAGTCCGAGTTCTGAGTGGAGTAAACCAGTTCCATAAAATTCTCCGTAGCGGCCATCGCTGGCCGCTGTCAGGGCCAGTATCAGCCGCCGGCTGGTGGCGTGGTGGTCAGGGTGATCAGCACACCAGCAGTCACCTTATTGCTGTTGGAGTGCTTGACCCAGTTCGCAGCCGAACCCACGGCGGCAAGCGTTGGGTTGGCGCCGCCAGCGGTTTCCTTCCAGCTGTAGCCGAGAACATCGATGTTGACGGTGCCTTCAGCGCGGTATCCGATGCCGAGGTTCTCTTCGTCGTTCACCGCGTACGAACGGAAACCGGGCGCCTGAGACTCAGTGATCACCACGGCATTTGGCAGCAGGCCGAAGATCACATCCGCAGGCGCGGTGTCAGTCACCAGCACTGGCTTGCCGAGAGTGCCCGGTAAGCCGCCGTAGATGACGACGCCCGCCTCTTCGTAGACCTTGTTTGCGATCGCCTCGTCGACAATGTCGAAGTAAGCACTGGAGTGCATGACCCACAGCGCGATACGACCGAACTTATCACCGAACTTGCGCATGCCGCGGGTCAGTGTCTTCTTGCCGTCGGTTTCAATGTTGGCCGAAACCACCATGTCAGCGTTGGAGCTGATCGAGGCGCGCAGTGCAGCAGTGGCGTACTGGATGAAACCTTCCAGAGTAGCGTCGGCAACGTCGGCGCCGATGATCTGCGAGAACTCGTCGACCGGACGACCGCGGCGTTTGAATGCCTCTTCGGTGGTCTGGTACGGACCGTACTTCCACGGTGCCTTGACCCCGACGGCCTCACCGGCGCCGATCTTCTTCGCGGTCACCTTGCCGGTGGAGTTGACGTCGCGGTGCTCCAGCGAGCCACCGATCTTGTAAAACGAGCGCTTGCGGAAGTCGCCTTCGATCAGTTCGTTGTCGAGAACGATCGCGCCGTTGGACGATGCGTTGAACACATCGAGGTTGTCCTGGACACGCTCCAGGTATGCGGTTTGCGCCTCATCGTTGTAGATGATCAGGTCGCTGTTCACAGTCGTTGCCATGGGTGAATCCCCTTACTTGGGCAATTGCAGATATGCGGTTTGGCCGTGCTTGCGCTGGTAGTCGCGCTTTTGCTCAGCAGTCATTTCGGAGCGCTTGAATGCAGCCTGGCCGCCACCCCCGCCCGGGGCTTGTGTACCTGAAGCCCTTGGCCACAGGTGGGGTGCGCTTTCGCGCAGGGATTCCGCCCATTCGAGCGGTGTCAGAGGGGTCTTGCCGTCTTTGCCGAGGATGACCTGGCCAGATTCATCAACGGCGACCGCTTCACCCTCTTCGTTCAGCGAGAACACGCCTTTGGCGCGCAGGATGATGTCGTCGGTTGCTTCCGGCAGTGCGCCGGCTTTCAAAGCCGCGCCGCGAACCGAATCTCCCAAGACCTTGCCCTGGAATTTGGCAGCAAACGCTTCAGCCTTCTCGGCACGTGCCGTGACGGCCTTCAACTGCTTGTCGTTGTCGGCACGCAGCCGCTCGGTGCGGCGATTGAAGACCTCATCCACCTTGCCCTCAGTCAGCAGCTTGGTTTCTTCGTCTTGGCCGGCCCGACTGAGCAGACCTTTGACGGCGTCGATATCGATGCCTTCGAATTGCGTCTCGAACTGGTTCAGCTTCGTGGTGGCGTCTTTCAGCTTGCCGTGAAGCTCGGAGTTTTTACCCTTCAACCCAGCAACAGAGGTCTCAACGGCAGTCGCGATAGCGGCCTTGATTGCCGGATTGTCCAGATCGATTTCGTTTTCTTCTGCCACGTTGATGCACCCTTGAGTTTGTGACGCCCGTTTCGCAGGCATAAAAAAACCCGCAAAAGCGGGTTATTCTGAAAAATAAAAAACCTAGTAAGTCAGAATTTCGATTAGTTGCAGTTCTTTCTTCCCGTATGGCGCCGACCACAATGAGTTAGAAGCGACGTCCAAGATCCAAAGCCACGGATTTGGATTGCTCACTGAGTTACTCTTACGACCGCTATTTACTTTCTTCGCGACAAACTCTACCCACTCATTAAAACTGTTTTCTCGAATATCGCAAATAACCCCGATTGTTTTAGATAAATCGCCTGCGCTCATAGCGTCCTTCAAGAGCAAAAGAGCACAATCGATCCTCGTATAGTTACTGCGATTTACTCTGCTAAAAACCGTAAACATCTCTAGACAATTCATCTTGGAGAAGAAACTTTTTCGCAAAGCGGGAGCACGTCTTATTAAAAATACAAAAAAGAGGAAATCGTCACGCCTATTTATATCGAAAGAACCATCGGATGTCAGCAATGCGAGTTGCTCATCAATTTCAGCAACAACAGCCGCATCAGAGAGCTCATACGAAAACTCAAGCGTTCCTTTCCTTTGTTTTCGGAAACGCGTGCATCTTTTTAAACATTCCGTAAGTGATTTCGTTGTTTTCCTAAGCATTCCTTTACCTTCGTCAGCCACATTTCAGGAGGGAAAGCTTAACTTATCGCATTACCAAGAGCATTTTTGACTTTATAAGCCAGCCGAGTGAAATGCTATAGGTTCTAGCTTTTTCATTTGCGCAAGTGAAAGTGGCGCGAAATTGCGATCAAGCTGTAGTTCTGCGAAACGCTCAATGCTCAATCCGCCCTCGCGCAACAGCTTTGCCCGCATCGGCCCGATTGCAACGTCTTGGAACGAAGCAGGCTGCTGCTGAAGCCAGTGGTAATAGTCGAGGCTTGCACTGACTTGCCCTGCTCCACCTGCACCCACCACCGCCCGCGTAGCGCCCTTGGCGAACATCTCGCTGAGTTTGGTCAGCAGGACGAACGTGGTGCGGCAATTCGGGTGAAACGGGGGCCGGGGACCGGAGTCGACCGGAAACCGTCGCTTATCCATTGATCGACACTGCTGGCTGGTCTTGCTATCAAGCGTGGCAACCATCTCGATCTCGGACACGATGTCCGTGTTGGCCTTAGCCACCTCCATGCGCGCCTGAGACGACACATGCTGAATTGCGGTGTGCACGACCGTGCTGGCATTGCGGTAGGTGGTCGCGAGAATGCCATCCTTGTAGCCGGTCGACTTCGTGCCGCGGATGTTGCGGATGATCTGGAAGTTCGTTTGTCCTTCGAAGAAGCCCTGCCGGATCGTACCGGTGACCCGCTCGCGCTCGGCACTGGTCCAGCCCTTGATGAACGACTTCAGCAGCTTACCGCCGCCGGTGCCGCGCACACTGAGGGGATTGGTCAGCACCGCGGTGCGGATAGCCGCTGCCGTTGGCGCTACCACATCCAACGAAACACCCATCGGCGCCGACCGGGCCAGGCTCGACGCTTCAAACTCAGCCTCGTAGTTGGCGATGTCGATCAGGTCGAGATTCAGTTGCGCGCTGTAGCGGTCGAAGATGCCCAGTAGCAGACTGTCGACCTCTTTCAGCAGCAATTCCAGCCGTTTGACGTTGTACTCGGTCAGATCCGACTGGGCGAGCCGATCGCGAATGGAGCGGTCGATCTCCTTCAGGAAGGGAGCGAACTTGCCGACCTCCCCTGCCTTCAGCTTTTCGAGGAAGACCGCGTGCCGAATCGTGGCGTCAAGGATTGCTTGGTTTGCCGCCATCTACTTTGTCCTCGTCGTCCAGGCCCAAGCCGTCGCCCTGCTCTGCCAACTCGCCATCGATCTGCTGGTCTGTGCGCTCAGGCGCGATCAGGCCAAGTTTGCGAAGGTAGGCACGCAAATCCGCTTTGGCGAATCCACCGTTCTGCCAGAGGCCGACCAGTGCGGTGATCATTTGCGGATCAGCCGTCAGTTCTACGAATTCCTGGTTGATCTGATAGGCGACCTTCGCGTCGTCGACGCCCATGTAGGTGCAGCACCACATGATCGCCCGGGTATAGGCCTCACTGACGTTGGCAACGCAGCCGGCGAGCACCGACGTCGATGCGGACTGATCGCCGCGTGCTTCGGTCGCTGTCTTGGACGATAGAGATGCCACGACCATACGGGCGCCCAGCTCGATCATCATCTGGTTCTTGTCAGCCATGGCCTCCTTCACTAGCGTGTTCGGCAGTGGCTGGGCGTACCCGAACTGGCCACCGGCCGGCAGCATCATCGGGGCACGTGAGCCGACGTAAACGCCGTTCTTCTCCATCCAGTCGCGCCACTGTTCGTCCAGACCGGAAATCCATGGCTGTGCCTGGCCGCACCAGAAGACGCTGTCTTCGTAGTCGGCACTGTTCCGGTAATGACCCAGATTGATCATGGCGATGTCGTAGAGCGGCGACTCGTCAATGCTCGGATCGTTGTTCTGCGCACCGACGAAGGTGAATGGGATCTCCTTCAGGCGGCCAGCGCCGCCGGTGGGCCTGAACTCCTGAACAACGGCCAGCGGCCCGCCACCTTTCGGCCCGGACCTGCGCCAAACACGACAAACAAAACCATCATCCTCGAGCGCAAGCTCTCGGTATTGCTCGACCACCTTGAAACCAAATCCATCTTCGATCTCCGGCGACTCGCGCAGCACCACCAGGGTCAGTACGCTGTGACCGTTCACCATGCCCGTGCGCCAGTTGATGATGTCCTCTGCGCAGTACGACAGGATCACGGAGTGGCCACCAGTTCCGGCATCTTGATGGTAATCGACGTACAGACCATGCCGTCCAGCCTCAAGCACCTTTTCGAGCGTGCCCTGCGAATGCTGGTAAATGCTCACGCCTGACCCATTGGCATTGTCTTGCAGGTACTCCATCTTCTTCGCAACGACCAACGTCGGGTCTTTGTGAAACGCCAAACCAAGCAAACCGTTTCGCGTATGACCAGTGGCGTTCTTGAACACCGCCCGTTCTCGATAGGCCTTGTTGCGATCAACGTTCTCCGGCGACTTATCGTGAGCGTTGATGTAAGGCAGTCGGTCGACAACCCGGTGCTGTCCCGCGCAAACGTCGCGAACCGTTGACCAGCGATCCAATACTTCGATGTAGTCCGCCCGCTTGAAGGAAACGTCGTTGCTCATCGGGCGTATCCCATTTTGATAGCGGTGACCGGTTTGATGATCGGGTACTCGCGGTGAATGAAGTAACCGCCGCCGTCGTTGGCGTGGTCGTTGCCTTGGCTCTTGTCCGGCTCGCCGTTCGGCGCCCAGATCTGCTGTTCCAGGCCATCGGCGTAGGTCGGGCATGTAAACGGGTTCACCAGGTACCGCCGTTCGCCCTGCGCGTTGCAGAACATGGCGTTCATGGCGTTGATCCGATCCTTCACCGGCGGGTTGGCCGCCGGCGCGATGACTGTGAAGCCTGCCTGCTTGAGCATGGCGATATCGGTGAGGCTGGCATTGACCGACTTGCGCGAATCACCGGAGGCGTCCGGGTAAATCCGGATTTCGCAGGTCTTCTTGTAGTCGTTGCCGGTGTGTTCCCAGTACCGCTCCTTGATGCGACGAATCATGTCCGGCGTGTCGTAGCCATCCATCAACTCGTCCACGGCGCGCGGCAGGCCCTGGTCACGTTTGACGTGGGTGATCGCCGCCATCTTGCCGACGTTGAAGTCCATGCCGATGAACAACGGCTCACCAGGCTGCACAGTGTCGAAGCACTGGTTCAGCTTGCGGTCGTAGGCGTGGTAGATCGATCCGGACGTCAGGTTGACGAACTGTCCGTTCAGGTACGCGCGGATCAGCTGCTCGGGGTACGACTCCATCAACGATGCGATGTAGTCGTCAGGCAGGTTCAGTTCGTTGTCGAAGGTGCTGGCCTGGATCAGCCCATACATTTCCTTCAGTGCCGGCTTGTCGCGCAACTGCTTCACGAACTGGAGAAAAACGAACTTGAAGCCTTCCGGCGTCGTGGTCACGTCCACGCCGTTTTTAAGCCCGGGCAGGTTATAACGCATCCGGGCAATGATCTTGCGCCAAGCCTGCTGAGCCTTGATCGACGTCAGCACATCCAGTTCATCAACCAGAGCGTGACCGATCTTGAAGCCGACAATGGTTTGCGGCTTCTCCATCGACCGGCAAATCACAGTGCCGCGATACTGCCGGCCGCTGTAAATGTGAACCTCATGGTTCGCCTGGTTGATCTTGGTCTTTAGGCCCCAGTCGTAGGCCACCTCCTCCATCGTGGGATAGAAGATGTCGCGGATCTGCGGGTAAGTCGGTGCGAAGTAACCAGCGTTGACTCCCGGCCACTCCATGAAATGCTTGCTCAGTGCTGAGCATCCGACCCAGGTCTTTCCGGAGCCGAATCCAGCAACAAAGGCGCGAAACTTGTGGGGTAACAGAAGGAACTGCGACTGCGGAACATTAAGGCTCGGCATTCGACTTCCTCGCATCCACTACGTCGACCTGGATGCGCGTCGGGATTGCCGGCTCATCGTCAGGTTCATCCTTCCGGTTGCGATTGACGTAGACGTCGCCGACTTCCTTGGCCGCCTGCTCGAGAATCTGCATTGCGAGGCCGATGTTCTTCATCGTCTCGGCCCGTTCGACAAAACGGTTCATGGCGCGGAGCCGGAACGCTCGGTTGGCGATCGGGATCTCTGCCGTTTCTTCGCGGAAGCGCTTTCTGGCATCTTCAAACATCGTTACCCAGCGCTTGGCCAAGCCTTTTCCTGATGTCTTCGTAGGGTCGTGTGTCTCCACCTGCTGGCGAGTCACCGATATCCCGTATTCCTTTTGGACGGCTTCAACAACCTGTGAAGGCGTGTCGAAGCACGCCAAGGCCTGAACGATAAAGGCCTTCACGTCGTTTTGAAGGGCTGCCATAGATTTTCATCCGTCCAGAGCCTGTCCAGAATCAGGCCGACTTGAGCAGACAGGTTCCGCAGGCCCTCGATATGTTCAATTTCCCCACCTCAGCAGGATTGTTTGCAGCGTCCACTAGCTCTTGCACTTGAGGGCTCGCCCCATAGCGACGCACCACACCGACGAACTCTTCAACGTCGTGTCCGCGCATCTCAAGCTTTGGCAAACCGTCTTGGGTGAAAGCTGGCTGACCGTACTTATCCGTCGCCTGGGCGATGTGATACAGCTCGTGCTCGACCAGCGCGCAAAAGTCAGCGTCACTACACTGAGCGCAGTAATCGGCAGCCAGGGTGATGATGTAGGCCGGCACATCGCCGAACCAATCACGCATCTGCTGCTCCATCCGGGCCTTTTGCCAACCACCGGCGCGGAACGCTACCTGCTCAGCCTGACCTACGACTGTTCTACCCTTCTTTGTGAAGGCGGCAGACGCCCACATCACACGGATGTCTGCGTCGATCAGATGGGCGTGGTCTTCGTTGGGGATGCTTCCGGTGTTGGCGAGGATCTCGGTTTGGAGCCAGTCCCACACCTCCGGTGCAGGGGTTAGGCGGATACCAAAGCTGTGCGTATCCGCCAAATCAAGCACAGACTCTGCTGGTGTCGGCCTGTCCATACCACCTCCCAGTCGAGTTGCTTGATTACAAAAAATTTGCCTTGGAAATGAAAAGGTCCCGCGCAGTGCGAGACTTGAGGTTCAACGGACATCTAGGCCCAAAAAAAACAATTCGACTATAGGAATGCGCTGATGGCTGCCCCTATCTTGAGGATGTTCGCCGCATGAGGAAGGGACGATAAAAGTGCAGTGACGATAGATCGCTTTGGCTTACCACCAACGAACTGCTGCTGGATTTCATCGACAATTTCCAGCGCCTCAACCTTCTCCTCAGGAGTTAAGCTTACGGAGGAAAGTTCTCGACGCAACTCATCTAAATGCATACCGACCTGAGAGTTGACTACCGCTAGGTTCGTAGAGTTATCTACTGATTCAATATTGACTCGAGAATTATTTCCAGTGAGGTTATACGTAATCCTCTGGACTGCTGCCTTAGCCTCTGGCAGACCAAGCTTTTTCACCTTCAGCTGATAGTGCGCGCCCCCAGGGCCTCTCTCATAAAATACAGGGTCAACGACTTCGTATGTCTCCTCGTCACCATTCGAGAGCTTTCGCCGAAGAAGGTCAGTAGGCTTTACGACAATCGATTTCCCGCGATTTGCCCCCATTTTGATCACGATAAGATTGCTTCCGCTTACCGTCGAAAATATTCCTTCAGTCACACTCCCATCAGGCTTCAGCAAATCCACTCTGTCTTGATCGAACATCGACGTCTAGCTCCTTTGTTTGATGTTAAGAGTGGATCGTAGACAGAAACCCTCGCTTTGCCAGTAATACTATTTCAACTGCTTCCTGCGCTCGCTCCCTTCCGGCCTCCTATCACAGCGCAGGCAGTGATCACAGTTCAACGTCCGACAGAGCAAGGTTTTCACCCGCTGCCACCAGATGACCATGAAGATGTGGCGCATGGCGGCAAGAGCCAGCGAGACGTGCAGCGTGATCCCGGCGGTGGTTGGCCCCATCATGAAGATGTTCTGCTCCCGGCTCATCACGACAAACCCGCTGATGGCGATCGCCGAATAGATCAGCTTGCCGATGACGCCGTCCTGCACTCGACCGCTCAGAACACACCAGATCGCCCACAAGGCAATCAAGCCGCAGGCGATAGAGTTGATCAGTTCAAGATTCATGGTGGATTGCCTCCCCCGAACCGCTGGCGAATAAGCGCCCAGAGGTCAGCGGATTTGATGGCTCGATTGATGGCCGCCAGGAGCGAGCCGCCGAATGCCCCCAGCAGGAAGCCGATACCTGCGACGATCTTCGGCTCGGTCACGCCCAGGTAAGTGCTGACCATGCTCGTCAAGTAGATCGAGCAGGCCATGCCAGTGATGAGGAAGATCATCCAGGCACGCCAGTCGTTCAAGTCATCCTTGTGCCACCAACTGGCGATCACGGCGCCGACCAGTCCTGCGATCAGCAATTCGAACCTGTCGATCTTGTCGAGCAGGCGCTGTAGATACTCCATGCGCTCGACTCCGTGGGGCATGTTTGAAATAGGTCAGCCCCGGCGGCACTCCCTGCTCAGTGCGAAGGGTGTGGCGGGGCCAAAAACGAAAAAGCCCCAGCAAATGCCAGGGCCTAGAAGTATTCATATTTAAGAAAAAAACAAACTATGCGAAATCGATTTTTACGTCGTAGTTTCCGCCGTTGAGACTTAAATGCACTCGAGAAGACCCATACGCCTCTGACAGGCGAATTCGCAACTCCTCTCCAATCAGACGCGCGCGATCAGGATGATCATCTCCGAAGGAAACACTGGTTTCGAAGGGTTCCCCAGTAAAGCGCTTATCCAAAAAATGCTCCGACGCCATCTTCTGCATAGCTTCGGTGATCCTGCTTACCTCGATTGTTGCTTCGCGATCCATCACAAGCTCCATCTATAAATTGGATGCAAATGATTTCACAAGTCACAAAAAGCAAAAAGCCCTACTTAAGCAGGGCCTCTAAAATCTGATGGATTTACTTTAAGCCAAGAGTTGCAGCATAAAGCCGAATCATTTCTATTGCCTGAAGGCCATCGCGGGTGATCCCGTGAATGATCGACATTTCTGTCACTGGCTTGTCGATAGCGATAATCCCAGCCAACTCGGCGTGTTTCAAAGCCTCCAGCGCGACTGTTGCATTGGCGAATTGAAGCGCGTCAGTGTGACGATCAGGCAGCTCACTATCCAAATACTCCGAAACCAGCATCGGAGAGTTCTTTAGCGAGTCAACGTAATGACGAAGATTTTCCAAATCCTTTGAAACTTTGGCCACTTTAAGCATCCTTTCGTGATTAGCTATTTTAACGATACAGTAATCGCTCTTAGGCTAAACATACAAAATAAAACCCGCGCTTGGCCGGGTTCAGGCTTTGGTGTGCGTTTCGCGTTACTTGTGCACTATGGGAAAAGTACGCGCAAATCCCCGCCATGTCAATATGATTATGCCGCCTCTTGATCTTTTTCCGAGTGGATCACCTGCCATAGTGGTTGTTGAGCCTGAATATCCACTTCCTTTATCACTTCTTTAAGGGATTCCCACAGGTCGAGCCAGTCCCTCGTCCAGTTCTTCGGATCGATGGTGAGGCCGAAGAACGTGTTCATCTCGGCTGCTACCCGCGCCGGCCCCCACTCTGCCGATCCGGCGACCTCCCCCTTGTACGATTGCAGGGCCAGAGTAACTAGGTACTGCGCCTTCACGCGCTTGGCCGAGGTCAGGTCTGGCAGCGCAGCTTTGGCGGTAATCAGCAGCACAGCATTCAGCAAATGCCGCATGTTCATCGCCGGGTGATACAGGTAGTGCCCAAACTGCTGGACCTGGAACGGCAACGTATCGATCGCGCGCAGCACTTTGCCGATCATGGCCAGGTGCGCGGCGCGGGCGGTGGATCGGCCAAGGGGAGTACGCCGCGTCTCGCTGATGCTGATCCTCTGGCGAACGATCTCGATGCGCTCTTCCTTGTCATCACCCATCGCAGCAAACACGGCCTCATGCCGGCGCATGCGGGCGCCCTTCTTCACCGGTGCCGATTCACCCCGCTCAATTGCTACAGCACTGATCGACGCGTTCGATTCGTGCTGAGCCTCAGTCCATACCTGCCTTGCGTTGATCAGTTTCATGCTGCTTCCTTTTTCAGTTCTCTGGTCTTTGCCCGATATTCGGCCTTGATGGTTTTGATTTCTTCGACGGTGTGCTTGGAGGCCGGGTGCGGCCCTTCCAGCCAATCGACCTTTTCCGGACCGATCAGCTGCAAGAGCGAAAGCCGGTAATTCACTAGGTTGCCGGACAGGTGCGTGTTGCATGGCGCGCACTGCTTCCACACATTGAGCGGCTCGAATCTCAGCTCGGGGTTTGCTCCCACAGAGCGATAGTGCCCAGCGTGGTATTGGCCTTCATGGTGGCGACCGCAGCTCACGCAAGGGCGATCGGAATCACGCAGGCGGACCCACTCGTTGAACGCGGCTTGGGCTTCGCGCATGCGCTCCGCCCTACTCTTCAGCTTCTCCTTGCGGACCTTGATCTCGCGACGCTCGATGCTCGCCAGTGCCTTGCGCTTCTTCTCCTGTTTACCGCGAGCGATGACGACGGCGCAGTCGGGCGAACACCAGGATTGGAAGCTCACTCGCGGGACGAATGAGGCCCTGCAAGTTTTGACCGCGCATTTTTTAGGGCGAGGATTCCTTGCCGTGAGACTCATGCGGCCTCCTGGCTCAGCAAATCATCGAAGTACACGCCCTGCTGGGCGAAGCGCGCGACGATGCGGTCTGTGTAGGCCACGCCCTGGGCGCGGTTGAACAGGCTGGTCACCGGGAACCCGTCCGGGCCGAAGAGTTTGCAGCCGCCCATCATGGCCAGCTTCGTCTCGTACGGGAGGTGGCGCATGACGCGGTACCACTCAGCCTGAAAACCGGCGTCCTCGTTCAGCAGGATCTGCACGCCGACGTGCAACTTGCAGTACCGGCGAGCGTCGGCCTCGTCGCCGATCTGGGTCATCTCTGCGATGCGCTTGTACATCGCGAACCACAGCCGGTTTTGGTCGAGCGTGCGGTCCTTTCCCGGGCGTAGCGATACGACTACGAACTTCTTGTCGCGGTACATGGCGCTAAGCTTCGTGATGGCCTCGGAGAGTTTCGCCTGACAGTTCACGGAGATTTTGTCAGCCATGGGTGGCCACCTTGTTCGGCAATCCGTTGATCAGCTCGCCGAGTTGCTGTGTCAGTCGCTCGTTCTCGGCCAGCAACTCAAGCGCCACCTCTTCCACGGTTTTCTCCCCGAGGAATTCCTGCAGCGCCTCAGTGTTGCGCTTCCAGTCTGCGCAGTCGGCACGGTAGGACGCGGCTTCGGCCCACAGCAGCTTCTGGAGTTTTTGTTTATCGATGCTCATTGAGCCGCACTCCTTGCTTCCAATTGTTCGGCCTGCTGAATTAGCAGCGCCCGGCGATCCGCCAGCTCGTTGGCTGCCAGAATTCGCAGTTCTGTTTTTTCCTCTGCCGATGCTTGGCGCATGGCGAGCATCGAATCCTTCACCGCGGCGAGCTTCTCGCGCAGTTTCGGCGAAGGCCGCGCTACATCACCGTTGAGCAGCGCAACGACGGCACGGCCGTCTTCGGTAACCGGTGCGACACTCAAGTCGGCCAAGTACAACTGCCCGCGTTCATGTGGGATCCGTTGCATCTGCACCGCCTTGGTGATCGCCTGGGTACGGCGGTTGGCGTCGAAGCCGACAGACACATGCCAGTTCACCTCTTTGCTGTCCTCCCGAGCCTGCCCCACCAGGCGCTCGTAAGCGCTGTTGAACGCCATGCGCGCACCAACCTTGTCACCGGCATCGAGAACAGGTTTCGCAGCTGCTAGCGCGAGCTGGATCTCGTCGGTCAGCACCACCGTTTCGAACTCGTCGTTTGTGGTCATGGCGATCGCCCATGCTTCGTCTTTGCCCGGGCGACCGTCAGCGGCCTGCACGCGCTGGAGAATGTCAGCCATGGCCAGCTTGCCCTTCACCTCGAAACGGCAGGCCTTCAGCGCGGCTTTCACGGTCGGGATTGAGTAAGCGCAGAGGTCTTCCGCCATCATCGCCGCGGTGCCTGGGTTCATTTCCTGACCCATGGCCTCGGCGGTGGCGCAGATCGCTGCAGCTAGCCCGGCAACCTGTTGGTCATTCATTTCAAAGGTATTCATTGCGCTCCCCTGCTTGGCGCTTGGCCAAGACCATTTGCGCGGCCTGCTCGGCGGCGGAGACGTTCGCTTCGGTCCGTTCCATCTGGCGTGCTGTCGTGCCGTTGATGCGCTGACCTGTCACCCACTGGGTGTGGTAGCTCTCGGCGTTCGCCAGCAGTTCGTTGAGGCTGTGGCACTTCCGCAGCACAGCGGCATCGCTGGTTTTCAGGAAGTGTGCAGCGACGTGGTGAGCGACATCGGCACCGAGGCGGTCGACCAATTGGCCGAGTTGCCCACCGACCTTGCCGTTCCACACCGGCCAAGTTCTGTAGCGCTTGCGGTAGGCCATTGCGTAGTTCGCCCAGACCTTGAAGGTTTTGCAGGACTGGTCTTTGGGGCCTGGCATGTCGGCGGGAATCTCAACCCGTGGCGCATCGGTGCGATCAACCACCAGAATCAGATTGCGGGACTGAGCCGGCACAACCTCGGCGGAAGCCGGGAGTGCAATTGGTTCAATGACCGGTTCATTGACTGGTTCAGAAGAGTGACTGGTTCTGGGTGCAGCTCCTGCACTACCCCCTAGTGCAGGAGATTCACTAGGGGGTGAACCTGCTGCACCACCCTGGTGAATCTGCTGCACTACCCCTGGTGCAGGAGGTGCACCACCATCAAGCGTCAGGAAGTAAACATTCGACGAATTGCCCTTCGGCCCACCCTTCCTGATTTCCTTGCGCAGCAACCCTGACTCACACAACGCGGTGATGTGGTTCATAACGGAACGCTTGCTGATCTCGCACTGATCGGCGATGTGCTGATAGGACGGCCAGCACTCCCCCATATCACTGGCATTGTCTGCCAGCTTGATGAGAACCAGCTTGCGAAGTGGATTGCCGACGCGAAGCTTCATCGCGGCGACCATGAGACCCATGCTCATGCTGCACCTCCAGTAACGAGCAAGGCTTGCTGGAAGTTCACACCCAACGTGAATGCCTTCACCTGGTTGATCGTGTCGGTAAACTGCATGTCAGGTGTTCCTGACGCTAGGAGCAAAGAAATAGATGCGCGACACGTTTTTCGAATTTTGAAAACGTGTCGCGACATTGTTCGGGGTATTGCTCGAATTGGGTTGGCTCTGCATAATCGGGCTTCTCTAGTTTTGCGAATCAGCCGACCTTCTCCGTCGGCTTTTTTGTGCACGCTGTTCAGGCGATCTTCAAATTCGGTCGGTGTTTTGCGATCAGTGCCTCAGCCTTCCGGCCCAGCTCCCCTGCACGCGCTTCAACCTGACGGCATTGCTCGGCGAACATCGGCAGGTGCGGCAAGTCCTCTTCGCACATCACCTGGTCATCAAAGACTTCGCTGCCGGTATCAATCACATCGCCCAGCGCGCGGATCAACGCACCGAAGCTTTTGTTGGCGCATTGATCGCTTTGCATTTGACGGGCGCCGATCAAGCCGTGGCGCCCGGCCAGCTCGTTGATGCAGTGGACGCGGAACTCTGGCTCCAAAGCGTTCACCCAAGACTCTTCCAGCCAAGTTGGCATTTCCTGCTCACCGGAGAGCCAGCGCTGCACGCGCTTCAGCCAGCGGCCAGTCGCCTTCACGAACTCACTGACGTCACCGGCCAGTTCTGGCGAATAGAAGTCAGGAACTTCCTTCTTCTTAGCGCGCTCAGGAATCGATAGGTGCAGTTCAAGGCTCAACGCCTGAGCGAAATCGTCCTGGCTAAGGCTGGTGCGGGCTATCTGATTTGCCGCGTGCGCCACCAACACCTGGTCGCGAGTTTGGGCGCTATGTCTTGGACTGGACGTTTCCATAGGAACTGCTCTCTTATAATCTTGCTTCGACGGATTGGCGGGCAGGGATGTCGCTTAAGCGGCTATCTCGGCCCAAGGAAACGAAGGGCATAGGTTTTCTTTTTTGAAAGCGCCTCCGGTCAATGCTTCCGCTCGCTTGGCAATAACCGGAGACATGCCGTGCTTCCCTCGAACCCAACCGGAAACGGTGCTTTGATCAACCTTGAGCTTTTCGGCGGTGGCCTCCTGAGTGCCGAAGTAGTCAACGAGTCCCTTGTAAATTGCATTCATGACGCTCCTCCATACGGGAATACCCATATATTAGGTTATGGGAATACCGATTTGCAAGAGTATGGGAGCGCCCGTAATACTCCGCGGATGGAATTCAAAGACCGACTTAAAGCAGCCCGCAGCCACGCCAAGCTTAATCAGACAGAGCTTGCGGAGCGTGCTGGCCTCACCCAGACCTCAATCTCCGATTTGGAGAGGGGTAAATCGAAGGCTACAGCCTTCGCGGCTCAGATCGCCTCAGTTTGTGGCGTATCCCCTATGTGGCTGGCGGAGGGCGTCGGCGAAATGATCAAGGGCGTCCCCGAAGAGCAACTTCAGCGGATCCAGCCCAGCGTAAAACTCGGCAACATCGAGACTTGGGACGACGAAACGCCGCTCGATGACGATGAGGTCTACGTTCCCTTTCTTCATGAAGTAGAACTAGCAGCAGGATCTGGCACCTTTGCAATTGAGGAAAGCGCTAATTCCCGTCTGCGCTTCTTTAAGAAAGACCTTCGCCATAACGGCGTTCAGTTTAGCAACGCTAAGTGCGTGAGGGTTGGTGGAAATAGCATGGTGCCGGTGCTGCGTGACGGCGCCACTGTTGGCGTGAACGTTGGAAAAAACTCGCTAAGCGATATTGTCGACGGCGAGATGTACGCCATCAACCACAACGGTCAGCTTCGTGTAAAACAGGTTTACCGCATCCCGACCGGGCTTCGCCTGCGCAGCTTCAACCGTGAAGAGCATCCGGACGAGGACTACACATTCCAGCAAATTCAAGAGCAGCAAATTTCGCTTTTAGGGCATGTGTTTTGGTGGGCAATGTATTCAAGATAATCACCAGCTTCAATTACCAAGAATGGATTCAGCATGAATGATAGCGCAAGCCAACTATTGACAAATCTAGTTAAAGTACATAGAGAAATTGAAGAAAAAGACTTTGAAAAAATCTGGAAGGAGGGAATTTTTGTTTTCGACTCCAACGTTCTCCTGGATTTATATCGCCTTCCCGAGTCTGCAAGCAAAGACCTCCTGAAAGTTCTCAAAAATAAAGACTTCACTGATCGCATCTGGATAGGCTTTCAGGTAATGGTGGAATTCCTGAACAATCGCCATGAAGCAATTAGTGATCAGAAAAATAAATTTGAAGAGGTCAGGAAACATCTTGCGCACTCTATGTCTCAGTATCATGAAACATTCAGCACGCTAACCAACTCCCTTAAGGGCTTAAAACTAAAGCAGCGCCACTCGCTTATCGACCCAGACAAATACATCAACGAACAGAAAATAAATTCCGGCGTAGAATTCATTGAAGAATTTATTGAGCATTTAAACTCCCTTGAAAAAAAACAGTCCGATGTCAATGACAAAGATACGATAAAAAGTATCGTACTCAGTCTTTTCGAGGGCAAGATAGGCCAAGGCTTCACCAAATCCGAACTTGAAAAGCATTACGAAGCAGGCGAAAAGCGGTATGTAAACAGTATCCCTCCAGGGTATAAAGACAAAGCAAAAACTGGATCTTACCTCGTAGACGAACGGGAATTCATTCGCAAGTTTGGCGATCTCATTCTATGGCATGAAATAACACGAAAAGCAAAAGCAGAAAGCTTAAAGTATATAGTACTAGTAACTGGCGACGTTAAAGAAGACTGGTGGTATGAAAAACGAGGTAAGAAATTAGGACCCCGGAAGGAGCTACTGAATGAGATCTATCACGCGGCTCCAGAGTTAGAATTCTTTCACATGTATGACACCTCGAACTTTCTATTACGAGCCAGAGATGCATTCAGCATTAATGTCCAAGAGTCGTCAATCAAGGAAGCAAAAAACCTCATCGAAAATAGCCGCACAGACAGTTCAAGCAACGATGTAGGCGCAATCTCACTGCAGCAGTTATTGTTAAAAATAAGCGGACACTTCTCCAACGCAAACTTAAAAATGACCGCAGCCTTCCAGCGCGTACCACCGTTAACCTGTAATGAAAATTTGCTTTATGATGCTTTTTTTGAGTTTTTCTCCATCTGTTTAACATACGGAAAAGGCAGCAGCATTATTGCAGGTGCTGGTACTCAAAATGGACAGCTAACGGTGCGTATCCAAAATAAATTACCTGATGAGCCTGCGTATGATTTGCTTCGTTCTGGCGAAAATGACGAGATGTTTAGTTCCAACTTATCAAGGATTCGACTAAGCCTTACAAAAGAAGGAATAACAAGTACAGTTAAGTATGCCGCCCAGAAATTCTTGGTGGATGTCACTTTTTCCACCGAAAAACTTCTCAAGCAAATCACCACGCTTGCTGAGGACGTATAAGGCAATATTCGGAATCTAATATCGATAGATTGCCCTTTTTCCTAACACACCTCGCCTCGTCCTCAGAGCGCTTGAAACGGCGGCGATTCTGATCGCCGCCAGCCCTCCATTTATAGAATTCTCACGATTTTCCCCACGAGCAACCATGAGCAACGCAAAAAATATGGGTATTCCCATTGACGATAAATATGGGATTGCCTATATTGCGCTTAAGCCGTGCACCGCGGACCTAGCAGCGAAAGCCGCGCCGCTCTTTAAAAGTCAGGAATCTTCGCGGATCGATCCCCGGAAACGGGCATAGCGCGAAACACAAACTTCGATCTCCATGCAGGCTCTGGAACCTGCCGTCCTCCCCATATGGGAGGACGCCAAACCATGCAAGCCAGCCGGCGAAGAACACCGAACACGAAATGTGTGACGCCGGCCAGGTGGGGAAACCGCGGCGCCGAGCATGGGGCGGACAGCAACACGGAATTTTTCACTGATGCACCTGGTGACGGGTGCATTGGGAAAACAACCGGAGGCAGCAGCATGCAAATCAACACGCAGAAAACAGTGCAGGTCGACGCGACTGAACTGCACCTCTACATCAAGGTGCGCGATGGATTCGCCGCAGGTCTGAAAGATGCTCAGGGCGAGGAAGTCGGCAGCTATGAAGGCTACGTGCCGGACTTCTTCCCCGGCCAGCACTACGGCGACTACTTGATCCTGAACATCGATCTGGAAACCGGGCAGATCAAGAACTGGAAGAAGCCTGGCGCCGCTGACATTGAGAAGATGCTCGCCCAAGGCGAAGACGACTGAACAACCAGCGCCACGACAGCCCTGTCGTTAACTTCCCGATCCTCTCTATGAGAGCGCATAGGGGTGTGATCTGAATCCTGCCGCCAAGCAGCACAGCTTCTATCCAGCGAGATTCGGAGGAATGAACTCGGGTCGATGCAGGGATTGCGCCTGCCTGATCACACCCCGATGCGGACGAAACTGCGGCCTATAACCGCCCACCTGCATCAATCCCAGAATCGGTTGTCATCGAGCGCTGGTGAACTGAACACGGCCGTGGAACTCGGCGCCGGAAACGTAACCGGCAGCTCCGCAGCTTGAGATGCTCCTGGCGGCATGGTCAAATAAGTAATGGCCTTTTGCTACGGTAATCTCAGTTGAAACAGAATCGCGGAATAATCATATTTTTCTCGGCAATGACTTTGCTCTTTATCTTGGTACAGGTATGGCATGCGAAGACTGCTCCGGAAGAGAAAATTCAGGAGCGGGAACGCCAGCTCAAAGGGCTCGCACTCATAATGGGCGCCCAGTCCGGAAAAGTATCTGACGATTCAACTCGCGTCGATTCTGTGACCTACAACGATGAGGTCATGCGTATCTCTTACACACTCACAAAACTTACGAAAGACGAAATCGATTCTGATGAATTCACCAAGGACGCAAAAGCGCTTGCAGCTTCTGCATTCTGTAATGAAAAAGGTTTAGGGCAATTCGTGAAATCGGGTCTTTCCATTGACCTCCTCTACAAAGATTCAACCAGTTCACCGGTAGTCGAGTTTCAGATAGGAAAATCCGACTGCCTCTGATGCCTGCCCCCTGAAGCCCGCCCCTCACGCGGGCTTTTTTCTGCGCGTCGCACCGCTACGAGCCCGCGCAGCTAGTCATCAATAGCCCGACCAATCCCGAATGCACTCTCCTCCGCGCCCAACGGCAACCAGCGGAGCGGATGAGTGCATCCGAGTTTTGTTGGATCAACACCCCGCCACTCTGGAGACGACCATGTCAGCTCTACGCAAGCTCATCCCGGAAGACGACTTTCTCGATACGGAGGCAGGTCAAGACTGGCTGACCGAGTCGGTCGACGACCTGCTTTATCGGCGCCACGTCGAGGCACCAAATCCGGTAGGCCGAAGCAAGGTTCTGGTCAACGCCGACCACTTACCGGAGGCGCTGGCGGATCACATGGCTGCGAACCCAGATCCAGATCGGTACATCGAGAAGATTTTGATCGAGCTGATCAGGCGCGCCGATAGTGGGATTCTGCACACCTGGGCCATCGAAGCCGTCGGCGGTGATCCGCAGATTGTTCGAACGCTCGCCGGCGACCTGGTCGCGGTGCACGCCAACGAATACCGCGATGCCAAGCGCGAAAGCGATCGCGTAGAGCGGGAGTGCGGGTTTTGAGCCCTCACATCCTGATCGACCAAGCCCTTGATGGTGTGTCGGCGCCCGCCGGCGAAGAAGACATCAGCCTGCTGGTGCAGGGACTGATCACCCGCCTCTTCACCGACGGCGCGATTACCACCGACGAGTTCAACCACTACTGCAAACGCCTGCGTGACACCTGTCAGCGGCGCAAGGAGGACGCATGAGTACGGCACCGGTTAAATCGCTGATCGACGAGCAGCTGGAGGACATCGAACACAAGATCGCCCTGCTCGGCTTCGGCCTTCCCTTCAACGAGGTCATCGGTCGCAAGCGCGAGGATCTGGTCGCCAATCTGCCGCAGCGCCTGGCGCCTTCCATGAAGGGCAAGCGGATCGCGGTGAGGGTTCGGCCGTGACCGGTCGCCAGCTTGCCCGTCGCATTCTGATTCGGCGCGGATCGTTCTCTGCCATCGGCGTTTTCACCTTCTTGATGCTGCTCAGCGCCCTCGCCGACCACATCACTCAGTAAGCAACGCATTCAATCGCTGCGCATAGCGCGGCAAGGAACAATCATGTCCGCTCAAAGTGTGACGCCAGTGGCGCACGACCGAAACCTCCACGTCCTTCCGCATGCAGCAACTAGCACCAGTTCTCTGGTATTGGACGGCGACAGCCTAGACAAAATGATGCGTCTGGCCGAAGTCATGGCCACCGGCCGAGCCACACTTCCGAAGCATTTCAACGGCAACCCGGCGGATTGTCTGGCGGTCGTTATGCAATCGATGCAGTGGAAGATGAACCCGTTCGCCGTGGCGCAGAAAACGCACTTGGTCAACGGCGTGCTGGGCTACGAGGCTCAACTGGTAAACGCAGTGATCACCACCTGCGCGCCGGTGGTAGATCGCCTGCACTACGAGTGGTTCGGTACCTGGGAAAAGGTTATCGGCCAGTTCGACATCAAGACCAATAGCGAAGGCAAACAATACCGTCAGCCGGGCTGGAAGCTGGAGGACGAACAAGGTTTAGGCGTAAAGGTCTGGGCTACCTTCCGTGGCGAAGACGAGCCGCGCGTGCTTGAGCTACTTTTGGCCCAGGCTCGCACCCGCAACAGCACCCTCTGGGCTGACGATCCTCGCCAGCAACTGGCGTACCTCGCGACCAAACGTTGGTCGCGCCTCTACTGCCCGGACGTGATCCTTGGCGTGTACAGCCCGGATGAGTTGGAAGAAACCGCGCCAACCATTCGTGATGTATCGCCAGCGCGCGGAGCAGCGGCAGCAGAGCTCCCGCCCTACCCCGACGAAAAGCTCGCAGAGAACCTGCCGAAGTGGCAGATCGCGGTCGACGCAGGCCGCTCTGCTCCCGATCACCTGATCGCAACCGTCAGCAGCAAATTCACCCTGAGCGAAGAGCAGATCGCCAAGATCAAAGCGCTCGCGCCAATTGAAGGAGACCAAGAATGAAAATCCACAATGTCGCTCAGGGTTCCGAAGCCTGGCATGCGCTTCGCGCCAACTACTTCACTGCTTCAGAAGCGCCGGCGATGATGGGCGCCTCGAAGCAGATGAAACGCACCGAACTGCTGCACGCAAAAAAGACAGGCCTCGATCGAGACGTGTCGTGGTGGGTGCAGAAAAACCTCTTCGACAAAGGGCACGAAGCGGAGGCACTTGCTCGGCCGATTCTCGAAGGCCGAATCGGAGAAGATCTGTTCCCCGTCGTCGGCACCGAAGGTGACCTGCTCGCATCCCTCGACGGCAGCACAATCCTCGGAGACGTGCTGTTCGAACACAAAATGTGGAACGAGCAACTTGCTGCCGACGTTCGCGCCGGCAACCTCAATGCGCACTACTACTGGCAGCTCGAACAACAACTGCTGGTGAGCGGCGCCGAGAAGGTGATCTTCGTCTGCTCCGATGGCACTGAAGAAAACTTCGTTTCGATGGAATACACGCCGGTATCGGGGCGGTCCGCGACACTCGTCGCAGGCTGGAAACAGTTCCAAGCCGATCTGCAGGACTTCACTCCCGCTGAGGTGATGCCGGAAGCAGTAGGCAAAACGCCGGAATCCTTGCCAGCGCTGCGCATCGAAGTGACCGGCATGGTTACCGCCAGCAACCTGGAGCAGTTCAAAGCACACTCGCTGGCGGTGTTCGGCTCGATCAACACCGAACTGGAAACTGATCAGCACTTCGCCGACGCAGAGAAAGCGGTCAAGTGGTGCGGTGATGTCGAGGAGCGGCTGGAGGCTGCAAAGCAACACGCCCTGAGCCAAACCGAGAGCATCGACGCGCTGTTCCGCACAATTGACGAGATCAGCGCCGAAGCACGCGCGAAGCGCCTGATGCTCGACAAGCTGGTGAAGGCTCGGAAGTTGAGTATTCGCGAAGATATCGTCATGACTGCAGCCAAGGCGCTTCAGACGCACATCGACCATATCAACACTTCACTGGGCGGCAAAGCACGCATGCCGGCGGTGCCTGCGGATTTCGCCGGGGCCATCAAAGGCAAGAAGACGATCAGCAGTCTGCGCGACTCCGCAGACTCCGAACTGGCCCGGGCAAAGATCGCCGCAGGCCAGATCGGCGACAGCATCCGGGCCAACTTGGCCAGCTTGGACGAGCTCGCTGCCAACTACCTGTTTCTGTTCAACGACGTGCAGCAGTTGGTGATGAAGGCGAACGACGACCTGCTCGCGCTGATCAAGGTGCGGATTTCTGAACACCAAAAGGCTGAGGAGCAAAAAGCCGAAGCGCAGCGCGAGCAGATTCGACAACAGGAGCTTCAACGGATCGAAGCTGAGGCGAAAGCCAAGGCGCCTGTCGAGCCTGCACCAGTCACCTGTCCGTCACCGGTGAAAGCCGCTGCGCCGGTTCAGTCTGCGTCCAAGCCAGCGACCACAACCTCGGTGCCGGTGAACCTGCAAGCTGAGGTGTTCGATCTGGAAGCGCTGATCCATGCCGTCGCAGGCGGTCATGCTCCAATCTCGGTTCTGACCGTGGACTGGGAGAAGCTCGACGCAATGGTCGCGGCCCAAGGCGACAAGTTCAGAATGGCCGGCGTGAGGCTGTTGAAGGTAGCAGCGTGAGACGAAACATCAACCGGGCGGCCGCGCGCCGCCGACAGACCTGGTTGGACTTGCCGGCCAGCGGAATTGAAGAGGTAGGCCATGGCCAAGAGCAATGCAGATCGCTCAACGAAAGCCGCGGCGAAGAGGAAGGATCGCGGCGAAGAGGAAATCAGGCTGCACTGCCTGCCGGGTACGCGCCAAGCCCTTGCTGAGCTGATGGCCTGGAGCGGCATCGAGGAACAGGGCGAAGCCATCACGCTGATGATTCATCACCTGCACGGACTTGGCCCGGGCGGTGCCCTACCCTTGCTCACTCCTCCGCGACACGAATACGTGATACCCGAAAACGTGTCGCGGAGGTTGAAGCTGGCCTACGACCGCGAAGCTCTACGGATCAGTCTCGACGACTAAGCCAGCAGTTGCTGTTTAAGGTTTTGGGCGTTCACGTCATGGTTCTGCACGTAGACCTCTGCAACCCATCCTTTCGTGATGTTGCGGTATTGGCAACCTCCCATTGTGTAGCCGTCCGACCATGTCATTTGATCGCCAAGCTCAATTTCGTGCGATGAAAGCATTTCGATGATCGTATACCCGTTCTGCTCTTCCACCCATACCCCTACCATTCCCCGGCGCGGGTTGATGGCACGAACAACACCTTCTGTTTGCATCGTCTGCTCTCCTTAATCCGGCCAGATACCGGGACGAACACACATACCCCACTTCAACGAATCACGCCAGCCGGCGAGGATCCCCTATGCCTACTCACAACATCGTCAGCATAAGCGGCGGTAAAGACAGCACGGCTACGCTGCTGGTCGCCCGCGAGCTGGAGGTGCCGAACCTTAGCGCTGTAGTGGCTGACACCGGGCATGAGCATCCAGAGACGTACGACTACATCCACTACCTGGCTGAAGTAACTAGCGTTCCCATCCGGTGGGTGAAGGCAGACTTCTCCAGGCAGATCGCCGGGAAGCGCAAATTCATCGAGGCCAAGTGGCGAGAGAAAGGTGTGGCTGAATCCGTGGTGCTGGGTGCTCTGGAAGTTCTGCACCCCACCGGCAACCCATTCCTGGACTTGTGCCTGTGGAAAGGCCGGTTCCCCAGCACCAAGGCGCGCTTCTGCACCGACGAACTAAAGCGCAATCCAATCATCGAGCAGGTATACCTGCCGCTCATGAACGGCGAGAACATGCTGCTGTCCTGGCAAGGCGTTCGGGCTGATGAGTCGCCGGCCCGCAAGTACCTACCAGAGTGCGATGAGGTTGGAGGCGGCCTGTTCAACTACCGGCCCATCTTGAAGTGGACGGTTGATTCCGTCTTCGAGGCTCACCGGGCCGCCGGCATCAAGCCGAACCCGCTGTACTTGCAAGGCTGCAATCGCGTTGGCTGTATGCCCTGCATCATGTGTGCGAAAGACGAGCTCCGGCAGATTGCGGCCAGGTGGCCAGAGGAAGTTGACCGGGTGCGCGAGTGGGAGCGATTGGTAAGCATCGCCAGTAAGCGCGGAGCTGCTACGTTCTTCGCCACCGTCACCGACCCCACCGTCCGGTCAGATGACAAGGTCAGCGCCGTCACGCACGGAATTGACAGGATCGTCGACTGGAGCAACACCGCGCGCGGAGGCCGCCAGTTCGACATGGTCGACCTGATCGCTCGCACCGACAGTCAGAACAGTTGTTCATCCGCGTACGGTCTTTGTGAATAGCATCAGTACGTTATCCACGCCACCGCTGCTTGGAATACTGCAGCTGCCGCAGCAAAACCTGCGGCCCATCTGTTCCATTTGGTCTGTAAATCAGCCGTCGCGATGATATCGAAGGTTTTATCGCCTTCTGTCCTGGTCAGCGCAGCATCAGCCCAGCCGTCGCTTGAGACCTTCTCGACGTAAGGCGCTCTCACCGTCGCTGAACCAATCCACAGAACGCACGAGATGATCGCGCACGAGCACAGAAGAACCGTGCAGACGAATTTCAAAGTTAAAAACTGCATCCAAGCCTCTCCAATATTTTCGCCTTGTTTACCCCACTTCAACGAATCACGCCAGCCGGCGAGGATCCCCTATGGAAATCACTTACGGCTCGGTCTGCTCCGGCATCGAGGCGGCAACGCTTGCATGGAAGCCGCTCGGCATGCGCGCCACTTGGTTCGCCGAGATCGAAGCGTTCCCCAGCGCGGTGCTGGCCCACCACTACCCGAACACGCCGAACCTCGGCGACATGACCAAACTCGGCGCTCTGGTGCTGGCCGGCAAGATCGCCGCACCGGACGTACTCGTCGGCGGAACACCGTGCCAAGCCTTCAGCGTGGCCGGGATGCGCGAAGGCCTCACCGACCCGCGCGGCGCCCTCACCATCAAATACGTGGAGCTTGCAGATGCAGTTGACTATGTTCGCGCCGGCCAGCGAAAGCCCGCC